AGCATGCTAAATAAATTAACTAAAAAATATATCGAAAAATAAAAAAAAAAATTTTTAAATATTATAAATGTAATTAAAATACAATAACTAAAGAAATGATAATTAAAAAAATAAATAATAAAAACAATAAAAATTATAAAACTTAAAACTTAATCTAATAAGAAATTTAAAATAACTAGTCATTTAATGGCTGATGCAGTATTACAATCAGCAAAAATTAAAATGGAACAATATCCGTTATGTGCTCGTCCAAGTTTAACCCGTAAATTTATGGAGGAATTTAATGCAATTGCAGTCCGACAAGGTTCATGGAAAGATTTACAAAAAGCAAAATTAATACACAGATGAGATTAAACGCTTATGTAAAACAATGTTTAGAGTAGATTGGGAAAGTAAGATGCGAGAATTTGCAGCCAATCCAATAACAATTCAACCACAAGATATCATTAATTGGATGAGTGAACACAATTATCCAGATCGTGTGCGACAGTCATTTAGAGATATGTTCAGTGATGGATGGGAAAAATTTAATATTAATAAATTTGCAGCACATGCAAAAGTAGAACAAGTCACGAAATTAAAAATGATTGGTCGTTGGTACACAGAAGTAGTAAGTAGAGCAATTGTTGGAGCTCCATACTGTATCTCGGCTATTTTTGCCGGATTCTTTAAACAAATTAAGATGCGCTTAAAAGAATTATTAGATACACGATGTGTGTATGCTGATGGTATGACACCGTGGGATTTAAATGCAAAAATTCAAAGTTTGACTGGTAGTGATAATAATTTATGGATTGTAGAAGATGATTTAAGTATGCAAGATGCTCAAACATCACAAGATGAATTAAATATTGAACATATTTTATATCATATGTTAGGTGGTGATAGTTTAACAATCGATTTTTATATGTTATGTCATAAAGATTGGAAATGGAAAGCACATGGTATCAAAGGTTTATGGACTGCTACAAGATGTTCAGGTGAAGACACTACATCATTAGGTAATTCAATATGTAATATGATTTGTCACACAAGGTTTTTTGAACGTAATATGCGTTATATTAAAATGTATGCATTCTTAGGTGATGATGTAATTTTTATTAGTGACAAAAAGTTAGATGTCACTGGACATGGTACAGAGACACAAAAATATTATAATTTAATTAGTAAGATCGAACAAAAACATTATGTTGGAAATTTCTTGTCAATGTTAGTAGTTAATTGGGATGGGAAAACACAATTAGTACCACATTATAAACGTTTAAGACATAGATATAGTGTATGTAATCATTCATTTAGTAGTATAGATATGATTGACAAAGTTAAATCACGTACATTATCATATTGTTTAATGTTGGGTGGTATTAAGAATGTACATTCAATTGCATTTAAGATTAATCCGGGTGTACCAATTTTAAATTGGTATGAACCACATGTGGCTATTATGGCAAATGCATTATATGATCAAACTAATGAAAATACTGTAATAAACCAAATGGGTTGTCTAATTAATATGTTAGAACAACAAAAACCTGAAGTACACTTGGTAAAACATTTTGGTAGTAGTCATAAATAAATAATATAAAAATATA